CATGGTGATCGAGTCTGCTATCTGGCAAGAATTATCGCTTGTCCCCATAGGAGCTTTTGGCGACTTTGCACAGATCACCAAAGTCGCGGCCAGTATCCACCAGCCCGAAGAAGAAATCAGTAATAATGAAGAACAAGAACCTCAACAGGAGAACCCAATGTCCGAATCAGTAGCAGCACCAGTCATCGAAGCCACCATCCCAACCGCTTCCCTTCCAGCAGTACCGAAGCGCAAGTTTGATCTTCCAACCCCCGGCGAATACATGGCAGCAATGCACATCGGCGGAGAAACGTTCCGCAACGTTGCAGCAGCAGCAACCGAGTTCATGCGCTCAAAGCAGACCGCACTTGAAGCAGCAGCAGGCGACGTACTTACCACCGACACTCCCGGCCTCTTGCCAGTACCAGTCCTCGGGCCAGTCTTCCAAGACCTCAACTTTATCCGTCCAGTTGTTAACGCAATCGGCGCACGCGCAATGCCAAACGGCGGAGCATCAAAGACTTTTATTCGTCCAACGATCACTACGCACACAAGCGTCGCTGCACAATCAAGCGAACTTGCTGCCGCATCCGCAACCACAATGGTTATTGCGTCAAACACAATTACCAAAACAACCTTGGCGGGACAAGTCACGCTCTCAATTCAGGACGTCGACTTCACGGATCCAGCAAGCCTCCAGATAATTCTCAATGACTTACTCGGCGAATATCTTATTGCCAGCGATAACGTCGCAGCAGACGCAATTACCGCAGGCGCATCGGCATCTGGCTCGACATGGACATTTGCCACCGCCGATCCATCAACGTTAATCGCAGCATTGTATGACGCAGCAACCGACATCTTGACCGCAACAAACTTCTTGCCAGACCATGTTTTCGTCAGCCCGAACGTATGGAAGCTTCTCGGCAACCAGTTAGACGCAGACAAGCGACCTGTATTCCCGTACACCGGCGCAGCAGGACTTATGGGCGTAAACGGAATGGGCGTTGCAAACATTACGGAAAGAAGCACATTCAACCCGTTTGGTTTGACTCTTATTGCAGACAACAACTTTGCAGCAAACACAATGGTCGTTGCGCGCGCAAGCGCTATTGAGTTCTACGAACAAGTACGAGGCCTAATGAGCGTTGAGTTGCCATCCACATTGGGTCGTAACTTCTCGTACGCAGGGTACGTATCTACGTTCATTGCAGACGCAGACCAAGTCAAGTCCATCATCGTCAGCCCATAATCGGAAGGTAGGCCCTAGTAATGGCCACCTATACGGTCACCAACAAGTACCTCATAGACGACTTCGCCGTCCTTCAACTTCTCACCCCGACGGAGTTGGAGGTCGGCCAGTCAATAACGGTCGCAGGCGTAGACGCCACGTTCAACGGAAGTTATTCCATCCGAGCGCTTCCCCAATATTTGTTTGAGGGCGTAGACACCGAAGGCGACTTGCTTTACGACGTCAACATCCCAATTGCTAACCAAGTCCTCTACGCAAGAACGGCCGCCGATGTCGAGCGAACCGCCGCGTCTGGAACCCTGACATCAACTCCGACTTGCACGTGGATTACGGCCACAGACATTGAAGACTGGTTGGGCATCGGAACCGCCACCGCAGCCGACGCCACATTCCTAACCATTTGCGCGGCCAGCACAAACCAATTCTGTTGGCGTCGACGTATGGAAGCCGGCTATGTTGACTCTCTCACGACCGTCCCTTCGCAGGATGTCAAACTTGGAACGATTATGTACGGCGGAGCGCTCTACCGTCAGCGCGGATCCATGGATTCCTTTGCATCCTTCCAGTCGATGGGAACCGCTCCCGTTATGGGACTGAACGGAATGATCCGCCAATTGTTAGGCATTGACCGACCGCAGGTTGCCTAGTGCCAGTCCCGACCTACACCGACTTATTCAATGAGGGCTACGACGACCTAGTCGCCAAATTGCAAACCGTCTCAGGGCTTCAAGTTGTAAACGATCCACGCAACATTGTTCCTCCGTGCGTGTTCGTCAACATTGACTCAATTGAAGGCTTCAACTACAACATCGCCAAACTCACTTTTACACTCCAGATCGTGACGCTAGGCCCGGGCAACCTAGACGCCCAGAAGTCCCTCCTCAACATGCTGGCTCAGGTGTACGCGCTCAACATTGGGATCATCTCAGGCCGACCCACAAACGTCGACATCGGCGGATCCATGCTGCCGGCATACGAACTTACCGTCGCAACCCAAGTCCAAACGGCGTAATCCACACCTAGCGCCCGAAACTATGTCAAACTGAAACCACTACTCAAGGAGCAATCATGGCAACCTCAACAATCCTCTCAAACCCAAAAGTCCAAATCGGCGCTGCAATCGGATCGCTTGTGGACATCAGCGACCAATGCACCGCAGCGGTGTTCACGGTTGTCTCGGAGCCTTTGGAAGACACCGCTTTTGGATCCACATCGCGCACCTACACATCGGGCCTGTTTTCCAACTCCTTAACTTTGACGATGTACATGTCTTACGCAGCAAACGAAACCTACGCCACACTTTCTACACTTGTCGGAACAAAAGTCGTTGTCAAAGTAAACCCAACCGCAGCCGTTGACGGCTCGACGAATCCTGGATTTATTTTAACCGACGGATTCATCTCTGAATTACCTGTGATTAACGCGGCCCTTGGTGAGTTACAAGTGGTTGATATCGAGATACAGGGCGGCGTTTACAGCGCAGACGTAACAAACCCATAATCACGGCCGTCCTCGGCCCGACACTAGGAGAACTATGGCAAAGATTAAATTAGACGTTAAGCGCGGCGACACAGTTGAAACTGTTACGACAACCATGTTTGTTATTGCCGAATGGGAACGAATAGAGAACCGTAGATTCAGCGACGGCCGTGGAATTGGCATGAGAGATCTAGGTTGCTGGGCGCACATATTGCTTAAAGTTAAGGGCGAGAAGCTTCCCGAAAGTTACATGCAATGGCTTGAAGAAAACCCAGACATGGAAATTACCGATCACAAAGACGTCACAGATCCAAACCCTACGGACGCGGCTACCGACGGCAACTAGCCGAACTGGTAGTCGCGACAGGCTGGTCGCCGACCTTCTATGCCGACACGTTTGACACACGCGACATGGTCACAATCATTAGAGTCCTTAATGACCAAAACAAAAAAGGACACAAATGAGAGACTCAGCCGGCGGCGTTGAAGCACGGATAGAAGTGTTCGGCCTTGGCCAAGCGCTTAAGGATCTCAACAAGATCGACAAGGCTCTCCGACGTGACATCACTAAGGACTACAAAAGCGTAACGTCTGGGCTCGTCTCGGACATTCAGTCGGCCATTCCGTTGAACTATCCGCTGTCAGGTTGGCAACGCCAATGGCGTCTCCGTGGCGAATACGAAGTCTTCCCATGGCCAACTAGCCATTCCGTCAAGGCATACATCAACACCAAAGCACCCAAAGAAGTCTTCGGCGGCAAAGTAAACCTCTCAACCTTCGCCATTAAATGGATGGGCGCGGCCGCATCCTTCTTTGACTTCTCCAAAAGTAATCAAATGGGCGCAGCCCTAACAGCCAAGTACGGCGACCCGTCGCGAGTAGTGTGGAAACAGTACGAAGCAAACAAAAGCGAACTTGAGACAGAGATGGCGCGAATCGTTGACCGCGTCGGAGAAGCCTTAAGTCGCGATCTAAGCGCAAGGTAACTCATGGCCGTCATCCTCCCAATCATCAGCGAATACGATCCGAAGGGCGCAAAGAAGGCGATCGCCCAATTTAAGCAACTAGAAGGCTTCGGCGCCAAGGCGAATTTTGCTATCAAGAAAGCAGCAATCCCAGCGGCCGCAGCAATGGCCGGCTTAGGCGTAGCCCTTGCAGGCGCAACCAAAGCAGCAATGGAAGACGCAGCGGAACAAGCGAACCTTGCGCTCGTTATGGGCAACGTCACAGGCGCATCAAAAGAACAAGTCGCCGCACAAGAAGACGTCATCGCCGCAATGTCGAGGGCATCTGGCACAGCAGACAGCGAACTCCGTCCAGCCTTCCAAGCGCTGCTAGTCGGAACCAAAGACATCACCGAAGCAAACAAGACGCTTGCGCTCGCCCAAGACATCGCACAAGGCTCTGGTAAGGATCTAGCCACCGTCTCCGATGCACTTGCCAAAGCGTACGGCGGCAACTTTAAGGCGCTCGGACAACTCTCACCAGAGATCAAAGCCATGATCAAAGACGGCGCATCCCTAGACGACGTCATGAATGTCCTTGGCGGAACCTTCGGAGGAGCCACGGCCGCAGCCGCCGAAACCGCCGCAGGCCGCATGAAAATCCTTGGCAACTCGATCGACGAAACCAAAGAGTCAATCGGCGCAGCACTACTTCCAGCCGTAGAAGCCATTCTCCCAGTTGTGCAAAAGTTTGCAGACTGGGCGCAAGACAACCCTGGCGCATTCCTAGCCATTGCCGGCACAATTGCCGCTATCGCCACAGCAATTATGGCCGTCAACTTCGCAATGGCGCTCAACCCGTTCTCACTTATCGCAGCCGGCATCGCCGCACTTGTAGTCGGACTAGCAATCGCCTACAAAAAGTTTGAGGGCTTCCGCAACATTGTTAACAGCGTCCTCAACTTTATTATCGGCGGCTTCGAGACATTGGCCAACACATGGATCAAAGCAATTAA